GCGTCGAGCGCATCACCATTCGAGAACCCGTCGAGGTAGCAGTGACGGTCCCGGTGCCGTGCAGTATTGAGCCGGCACTGCTCACCCCGATGGCCGTCGAGCTGCCGGAGTTCGTGGCAACGTGCCCGCCGGCCTCGAGCGGCCTGACCCCGGAAGGGGAGCGCAAGCTCCAGCGTTTGCTGGTAGCCCACACCCAGCGCATCCGCGCCTGGCGCGCGTGGGCGGAGGAGTGCGGGGCCGAACCCAAGCCGTGAGCCATCTCCCGCAGCCGGTGCCAGCCTGGATGCTGGTGCTGTGGATCGTGTGCGCCCTCGTGATGATGCGATGCGCCCCAGAGATACAGCAGGCCATGAATCCGACGGAATCCCCGGCGGACTGAGATCAATCAATCGACCCCGAGGCGTCGCCACCCAGCGGCCACCAGCAGGGGGAGGTAGCAGACATGGCGAAAGCCAAGACGAAGAAGGCGCCGGCGAAGAAAGTCGCGTCGAAAAAGGCGAAACAAACCGAACCGCAGGCGCCGGCCGCGCGACGAGGCGCCCCGTCAAAGCTCAACTCCGCGCTGGTGACCACCCTGTGCAACCGCATCGCTGAGGGCAAGTCCCTGCGCGAGGTTTGTCAGGCCGACGACATGCCATCGATGGAAACGGTACGGCAGTGGTTTATCAAGGCGGAGACGGCCCCGGAGCAGTATCCCGAGCACGTCCAATTCCTTGCGCAGTACACGCGCGCGCGTGAGGAACAAGCCGACGCCATCTTCGATGGCATGCTCGCAATCGCCGACGACGGTCGCAATGACTGGATGGAGCGCGTCGACGAGGAGGGCGAGGGGGTCGGCTGGACATTTAATGCCGAACACGTCCAGCGGTCGAAGCTACGCATCGACGCGCGGAAGTGGATGCTCGCGAAGATGGCTCCCAAGAAATATGGGGACAAGGTCACACAGGAAGTGACCGGCCCGGGCGGCGGCCCCGTGCAGTATTCGGAAGTGCCGACTCGTGACTACAACGACATCCGCCGCAAGATTGCCGAGCGTCGCGCCGCGACTGCTCACAACTGACGAGATCGTCCAGCTCCAGACTGCGGAACTGGACGACCTGGTCGGACTGTGGGAGGGGCTTCAGGCGGATGGGGTCACGGATGGCGAGCTGGGGCGGCACGACCGCTTTTTCCTGCTCACCATCCTGTTGCACCGGATAGACGCTTGGCACCCGTGGCTGTACGCCCGATGTCGGGAGGTCGAGGCGGACCCGGATGGGTATCTCGACCTGTGGGCGCGCGAGCACTACAAGTCGACGATCATCACCTTTGCGGGCGTCATCCAGGAAATCGCCCGCAACCCGAACATCACGATCGGGATCTTCAGCCACGTCAAAGCCATCGCGCGGAAGTTCCTCGCGCAGATCAAGATGGAGCTGGAGGGGAATGCGGACCTGAAGGCCGCGTATCCCGAGGTGTTCTGGGAGACCCCGCACCGGGACGCTCCGCGGTGGTCGCTGGATGGCGGCATCATCGTCCGGCGCAGCGAGAACCCAAAGGAGGCGACCGTCGAGGGGCATGGCCTCGTCGACGGCATGCCGACCGGCGCGCACTTTGCGCTGCTGGTGTACGACGACGTGGTCACGCTCGAGTCGGTCAACACGCCCGAGCAGGTGCAGAAAACGACCGACGCATGGGCGCTGTCGGACAACCTGGGCGCCCGCGGGCTCGACGGGCGGCTCCGGAAATGGCACATCGGCACGCGCTACAGCTACGCCGACACGTACCAGTACATCATCGAGCGCAAGATCCTGACGCCGCGCATCTACGCGGCCACGGACACCGGCCTCGCGGACGGCGAGCCGGTGTTCCTGAGCGCGCAAGCCTGGGCCGACAAGATCAAGACGCAGCCCTCGCGCATCTTGGCCGCGCAGATGTTGCAGAACCCGGCGGCCGGCAACGAAAGCCTGTTCGACAAGGCTTGGCTTCGGTTCGCCGACATCCGTCCGCTGACGGTCAACGCCTACATTCTGTGCGACCCGGCCTCGTCGCAGAAAAAGGGCAGCGACAACACGGCCATCGGCGTGGTGCTGGTCGACAGCGCCATGAACAAGTACCTGGTGGACGGCGTCTACCACAAGATGAAGCTGTCCGAACGCTGGAAGTGGATCCGAGACCTGCGCCGGAAATGGGCAGCGGCGCCCGGGGTTCAGGTGCTGCGCGTCGGCTACGAGCGCTACGGCAGCACTAGCGACCTCGAATACTTCGAGGAGCGCATGCGGGACGAGCGCGACTCGTTCGAGCTGGTCGAACTCGCGTGGCCCAAGACGGGCGAAGTGACAAAGTTCGACCGCATCCAGCGCCTCGAGCCCGATTTCCGGGCCGGCAAGTGGAATCTGACCGGCAAGTACGACGGCCCGACGAAGAATCAGCAACGCATGGCGGACAGTGGGCAGGCCGCGCGCATCCTGCTTCCCGTGCGACGCATGGACTCGGACAAGCAGGCATACGCGCTCAATAAGGTGCTGCTCGACGAGTACCTGGTCTATCCGTTCGCGGTGCATGACGACTTCCTCGACATGCTGAGCCGGATCTACGACATCGACGCAACGCTGCCCGTGCTGATCGCGCAGGGCGACCTGGAGCCCGAAGCATGAGCGCGAATCAACGCCGCGTGCGCGTGACAGAGCGAACCTGGGGCGACGTGGTGCGCGAGGCCGAAATACTGGGCGAGGCGCGGCCGCTGCCGCCGCCGACGCAGGAACCCGGCTACGAGTGGAGCAACGGGCGTCGATTCCTGACCCCGAAGGATCCCTACGCGGCATGAACCCAGTCCTCGAGGCCCAGCTTGCCGATAGTCCGCAGCATGCCGACTACGAACGACTGCCGGTCACCATCAAGGCCGCGTACACCCTGAAGGAATATCTCTGGCTCAGCGACCGCGAAAAGGCGGGGCTGGTGCAGACGGAAACGGAGCCTGAAGCCTGATGCAGCCCGAAATCACGACCGACGCGCCGCAGATCCCGCTTGGGGATCTGATCCTGGCGAAAGACATGGCCGACGTGCTGCACCGGCACTATCCCGGCCACCTATGGGCCGTGACCTGTGAAGGCACGAAAGGGATCGCGACCGTCCGAAACCTGATGCTGTCGGGCAACTGGGGCTTCGTCATCAAGCTGCGCACGCACTACAGCGCCTCGTCATTCGCCCAGGAAGTGATGCGCGCCGGCGGCGAACTCCTCGAGCGCTACCGCCTGGCGCGCACCAAGGCGGACAACGAGCAACTGGCACATCTGCCGGTCGACTTCGCCGGGCGGCATGCCTTCGAACATGGCTGAGCAGGACGCGCTGGACATCGAAACCGCGCCGCAGGCCATCGCCGCGCCCGACGTGGACTGGCTGACGCTCTCGCGGGACGCCTACCGCGGCAGCACTCAATACTTCGATTCCAGCATCCGGCGCCAGCTCGAGCAGGACATCCGGCAGTTCAACGGCGAACACCCGATGGGCTCGAAGTACCAGCATGAGTCCTACCGGACCCGCTCGCGGCTGTTTCGGCCCAAGACCCGCGCCACCATCCGGAAAAACGAGGCCATCGCGGCCGAAGCGCTGTTCTCGACGCAGGACTTGATCAGCATCGAGCCCAGCGATGAGACGGATATGGTGCAGCGGGGCTCCGCGGAACTGTGGAATGCCGTGCTTCAGCACCGGCTGTCGAAGTCGATTCCGTGGTTCCTTGTGGCGATCGGCTCGTATCAGGAGGCGCAGGCCGTCGGCGTCGTGTGCAGCCGGCAGGGCTGGCGATTCGAGGCGCAGAAGAAGATCGACCGCCCCGAGATCAATCTGATTCCGCCCGAGAACCTGCGGTTCGACCCCGGCGCGAAGTGGTGGGACGTGGTCAACACCAGCCCCTACGTCATCGAACTGATGCCGATGTACGTCAAGGACGTGCAGGCGCGCATGCGGCCGGACGGCAAGACTGGCGCGCCGGTGTGGAAGCCCATGCCGGAGGAAAGCATCCGGCGGGCGGTGAAGTCCTATGCCGATCCGACCCGGCAGATTCGCGAGGGGCACCAGCGCCAAGATCCGCAGGGCACCGAGACGACCGCCATCACGGCGTTCAGCATCGTCTGGGTCCATCGCGTGATCATGGAGCATGAGGGGAAGGACTGGCTGTTCTACACCCTGGGCGAGTTCGAACTGCTCACCGACCCGGTGCCGCTCGAGGAGGAAGTGTTCCACGGCCAGCGCGACTACGTGCTGGGCTTCTGCGCCATCGAGGCGCACAAGACCTACCCGGGCGGTGTGGCGCGCCTCACGCGCGACGTGCAGGCCGAGATCAACGACATCACGAACCTGCGCATCGACAACGTGCGCTTCGTGCTGAACAAGCGCTATTTCGTGAAGCGCGGCAAGCAGGTGGACGTGCGCAGCCTGACCCGGAACATTCCCGGCAGCGCGACGATGATGGACGACCCGTCCGATGGCGGCGACGTGCGCGTGGTCGAGACGGGCGACGTCACCAGTTC